AATGATTATATTCATAATGATATTAAGCCTAATAATATAATTTTATGTAAAAATAGATATAAGATTATCGATTGGGAAGCATCAGGAGAAATTAAGAAACAACCAAAAACTATTTTTAATACACGTAATGGCAATTTTGCTTATAATCATCCTTTTAAATTATATAATTTAGGTGTATCTCTTTTTATTTATAATGTAATTTATAAAGTTGAATTAAAAGTTTATAAATATAAAAATAAAAATCTATTGAAATTAAAAACTCCTAATATAGTTCAAACTAAAATTAATGAATCTTTTAGCAAAGTCATTGATTATTATAATAATATTAAAAAAACAGATAAAGATTATTATATGAAATTATATGATTATTATTCTTTTGCACTAACTATTGTATATTTAGCTGAAATTAATAACTTAAAATACAATAAACTTTTAATTAATCCTATTTTAGAAAAGTTCTTTATATATCTATAAAAATGATTTAAGAATTATTTATATTATCTATAATAGGAAAAATCCCAATGGCAACAATTAATTATCAATTTCAAGAAAAACTGCGAAAGCAACGTGAAAACCCCGAAACATCTCGTGCAGGTCTAAAATGGGAAGTTGAAGAAGATAATACTCTAATTGATAAGATTAATGATGATACATCATTTGTTGATATTGCCAAACTTCTTCAAAGAACCGAAGGAAGTATTAAGACTCGTCTAATTGTTAAGGCTCTTTCTCTTGTTGATGAAGATCATTCAATTACTCTCGAAGATGCCGCTGCTAAGTTTAAAATCACTACTCAAGATATTCAAGTTTATCAGGCAAATAAAAAGAAGCGTCAATACCATTCAACTGTTTCCCATCCTGTAAATCTTCAAATGATTTATTCTCTTCTTCTTGATATCAATTCTAAACTTTAATAATTAGTTTTCTTATTTTTTTATTTATATCATTATCATAAAATGATATAAATATTAGTTATATTATATATATAACTTAAAAATAAAAAATGGATAATTTACGAGATATCGAACTAAAAACATATCCATTATTTTCATTAAAAGGTTATATTACACACGCTAAAATGTTATCTAATTATGATGGTGATACTGCTAATATCATTTTTATGTATAATGATAAACCTATGCACGTAAAGGCGAGATTATTGGGATATGATAGTAGTGAAATTAAGCCTCTCTTAAATGACCCTAAAAGAGAAGAGAAAAAACAAAAAGCAAAACTTGCTAAACAGCGTTTATGGTTTTTATGTACAAATAATGAAGATGATGAAGAATGTAAAAAATCGCATAAAACTCTTATTAAAATTAAATGCGATAATTTTGATAAATATGGAAGATTGTTAATTTTAGCATTTCCAGAAAATTGCGATATTGAAAATAAAGATGATAAAACATTATTTAATTTATCTTTTAATTATCAAATGATTAAAGAAGGACACGGATACGAATATAATGGTGGAAAAAAAGAAGATTTTTAAACTTTATTTAATTTTATTATTGACATAAAAATTATAAATAATGCCAATAAAAACATAAAAACCCATAAAGAAAATAGAATAATTAAATACCAATAAAGAAACTTCTCTTTATTACCATAACCACATTCACAAGTTTCACGTAATAATCGTATATATAAAAAGGTTCTAACTAACATTACTATGTTTATTATACCTACAATTAACATTGAACCATAAATAAATGGATAATTTTGGAAATGTCGCCAACATTCTTCATTACTTACACTGAAAAGTGTAAGCATAATTAAATAAAATACTATTAAAAATATAAACCATTCTTTTAGATATTTGCGATGTGGTAAATCATAACATTTACAATTTGAATGTTCTAAATTATTTAAACTTATTATTATTATTAATGCAACTATTATCATTACTATTTTGCCAGCATACATATATCTATTTTGCATAGTACAATTCATAGGAAATGGTGATTTCGAACTTAAAGATGAAGATGAAGATGAAGATTTTTTATTGGTATTTGATTTAGGCATATTCTATTATATGTTAATATATAAATATTTTAGTTCAGTTTTATTTTTGATATAAAAAGAATAAATAATACTAATAAAATTATAAAACAAATATAAACCATTCTTTTAGATATTTACTATGAGTTATGTCATTAACATTGCATTTTGAATGTTCTAAATTATTTAAACTTATTATTATCAATGATAATTTTACCCGCATACATATATATATTTAAAGATAATTTGTATGTAATTATTCGATAAATGATTGATAATATAACTACTAAGTTATATCATATATATCTAAACTCTAATATTAATAATGGTTTGGATAATACTACAGAAGAATATAATAAAATACGTAATATTCTCAATAATTATAGTAGCAATTTTTTAATTCATCAAAAATCTATTTTATATGATATTTATACAGATATCGATAAAATAATTACAAATCCTATTTATTTATTTAATGAATCATTATTTATTCAACATATTAAATCTAAAATAATTTTATTAAATACAAATAATTTAAAAGAACTTTTTGCTATTATTGATAATAATAACAATAATTATTGTAAAGATAACAATAATAGAAAAAAGAAAATACCTGCTGTAATTAAAAAAATAGTATGGAACACATATATTGGAGAAAATATCGGTAAATCTAAATGTTTATGTTGTAAAAATATTGATATTACGCAATTAAGTTTTATTTGTGGTCATTATATCAGCGAATATAATGGTGGAGAAATAACCATTGAAAACTTGCGTCCTATTTGTTCTATGTGCAATTTATCTATGGGAACTACAAATATGGATTTTTTTATTTCAAAGTTTTTTAGTAAATAAAAAATGATTAAACTTTTTTAATTATAAACCATCTGTCTATACCTATTGTTTCTTTATATATAAAACAACAATTAAAAAAATTATTAATATTCATTAGTAATTCGTCATTATAAACATAATGATGAAGACATCTATTATTTAAATTATCTAAACTTCTTTTTGTAAATGAAATAAAATCTCCTGCAGGTGGATCTAATGTTAAATCGTGATTCATTAATATTTCATATAAAGTTGATAAATCACCTTCATCTATATTTTTTTCATATTGAGATAATAATGTTGAAAAGTTTGAATAATTGCGTTTATGATCAAAACAACCTGATTTTTCTGGTACTATTATTATAATATAGCCATCTTTTTTTATTATTCTTAACCATTCTTTTATTGCTTTTAACGGATTTGCTATATGTTCTAAACAATGTGATGAAAAACAAAAATCATATACATCATTATTAACATTTTCAATATTTACTGCATCATTAATTATAAATTTGCCTGTTTTATTTTGATAATATTTATATTCATTATTATGATTAGACCAAATTGTATTTTTTGAAAAAATAACATTGTCTAAACTAATTGCATTTTTATAAATATCTATTCCGTTATACGATGGACCACCTATTTCGACTCCTATTTTATTATTTGTAATTTCTTCTAATATTGATTTTAATTCTGACATTATATAAATAAAAAATGATTTTCTTATATCAATTATTATCATTATTAAAATGGCTACTAATCCCTTAATGATTCATTTTGAAGCAAAGGAAAAGTTTAATAATGATATTAATAATATCTTAAATACCATTGAATATAATAATGAAAATCATAATCATTTTATGTTAAAAACTATTAGCAAAAAACACGGTAAGATGTATAATATTATTAATAATCTTTATAATAAATATCAAACATTGAAAATTATTGAATCATCGCAAAATAAAAGTATTTTGAAATACAATGATATTTATATAAATATCATTAGAAAACATAAGAAGAATTATACTACCATTGAAATTGATATTAAATATTAGTATTTAAATAAAAAAATGATTTTTGTTTTTTCAGTTATTTTTATATTAAATATGTCAAATACTGATATTTATTCACCAAGCATCATTAATATTCTATTTAAATTGAATAAAATTATGAAAGTATGTAATGATTTTAAACACGATGAATTGGAAGTTATTGCAAATGATTTAAAAGCAGGTTCAATCTTGCATCTTATTAATATTTTCAAAGATTTATATGGTTCTGATATAATTATTGTTAAGGCTAATAAAACAACTGCTATTTTAAAAATAAACAATAATTATATTGGAATCAATACATCTATTACTGATAACAAAGTTAAAATATTATTTGGATGTTATACAACTTTTGAAAATATTAAAAATGGTTTTCTAATGATTTATCATCTGATGATGAAGAAATACCCGATGAATCTGAAGAATCATTGGAATCTGAAGAATCTGAAGAAGAAATACCTGATGAATCAGAAGAATCAATTGATTCCGATGTATCCACTGAAAGTATAAATGAAGATAATCATATTTATGATAAATACAGATATTTAATGTTTAGTACTACAGATAATAATAAGGGAAAAATATTATATATACTCAATGTTATTCGTGAAAAGTTTTCAGATATTAAAATTATTCTTCAAACAATCAATCAACTATTATTTAAAACAAGCAATAATATGTATATATGTATTCATAAAATGAAGAATAATAATGAAAGTACATTTTATATCTTAATTGAAAAATCTATTAAAACTATTATACAATTATTTGAACTGGATTATGAAGTAGAAATTAACCCACCTCCTTACATTCCAGATAATGAAATTGATAAAAATACTGCAACCATTGATTATACAAATGAAATTAATGAATTATTAAATAAAATATATGATTAATTTAATAAATGTCTTTTTTTGATGTTGTAATTGATAATACAATTGACATTTCTTTTTTATTATCCAAAACAACTTTTAATATTGATGTATTGCCAAAAGATTTATATAAGTTCGATTTGAAAGATAAAATGCCATCTATTCACAATTTTGAATTATTAGGCAGTACCGCAAATGCTTTAGCAACTTTAATTGAATATGATATTAATAATTATCGTTGTTCTCGAATGTTTATTTATTATAATGAAAGAATAAACACAAATACTTACAATTTATACAATTCTATTAAAAGTTTATTGGAATATGGTTTTTGTTCTTATTCTGATTATAAATATAATTCATCTTTATTAAATACTAAACCCAATGATAATATTTATAATATTGCAATCGATAATAAATATAAGTTTGATTTTATTAAAATTAAAAAAGATTTAAATAGTTTATTTTTATCTTTAATTAACAATGAACCATTTATTGTATCTATTAATATTTATGAAAGTTTTAATATTAATGATTTAAAAATAAATATACCAGCTAATAATGAAAAACATTTAGGTGCTATTTCTATTATTGTATGCGGTTTTGATATACATAAACAAGTTTTTATTATTTATTATTTAACAAATTATTATGAATTGCCTTTTTTTTATTTATTAAACGATAATTATTCTTCTGATTGTTTTATATTTATCTTAAGAAACTTTAATATTAATTTTAATAATAATCTTAATATCAATAATGATAATCTTTTGATTGTTAATAATAATGATAATGATAATAAAATTGTTGATTTAAGAAATAATTTTTCAGAAGTGTATGAACAAGGAAAAATTGGAAGTTGCAGTGCTTGTGCTTTATGTTCTATTTTTGAATATGATTCGACAAATAACTTTAAAGGATCGCGATTATTTTTATATTATAATGAAAGATTAATTATAAACGAAACAAATAAAGATGAAGGAGCTTTTATTAAAGATGGCATTAAATCATTAGAATTATATGGATTATGTAATGAAAATGATTGGAAATATATTATTGAAAATGTTTATACGAAACCTGACGATAATGCTTATTTGAATGCAAAGCAAAATTATTTAATAAATGCTATCAATATTACAAATGATATTCAAATAATTAAAGATTGGTTAAATAAAAATGAACCAATTGCTGTTGGTATTGCTATTTATAGCAATTTTATGAATTATAATTCTGCAAAAACAGGTTTAATATCATTACCTTCAAATAATGATAAATTATTAGGAGGACACGCTGTGGTTATATGTGGTTATGATGATTATAAGCAATTATTTATATTAAGAAACTCGTGGGGTAAATATTGGGGCGATAATGGATATTTTTATTTGCCTTATGATTATATTAAAAATAATAATCTTTGTTTTGAATTATGGTTAATAACAAAATCTATATTTCATTATAAATAAAATCTTCGATTTGTGTTATTCTTTTATTTAATTCTTTTATTCCTTCTACTAATAATCCAACCATATTACCATATGATATATTATAATAATCATTATCAGTATTCATATTAACAACTTCAGGCAATATTTTAATAACTTCTTGTGCTATTAATCCTGTTTCTGTTTTTCCTGTATCCTTTCTTTTATATATATAACCATTTATTTTTGTTATTCTATCTATTGAATTGGTTATTTTAATTAAATTATCTTTTACACGAATATCAGATACATTACCAACTGTTCCTTTTACATAAATATCATTATTAACATTTATATTACTTGAAAAATATGAATTGCCATTTACATTAAATACTGTATTATCACGACTTACTGCACCTGCAATATTTACACTTACCGTTTCATTAGGATAATCAGTTGCTATGCATTTGATAAATGGTGTATTATTAATCGTCGATAAATTAATATTACCATATACATTTAACATACATTCACTATTTAATGTATTATCCTTTAAATAATTATCCCAATTATTAATATTCATATTATTTTGCATCAAAAATCGATAAGGATAACCTAAAGATATTTTATTTGTTGAATTGTTGGGTATATTTTCTTTTTTTAAATCAAATATTATATTATTTGAACCAAATATAAATTGATTATTTATGTTATCATTATAATTTGCGTGTCTAAATATTAATCTATTATTTTTATTATCATATAAATTAAAATTATTATTATTATTTATATTAATAGAATATTTTGTTTCTATATTTGATAAAATTAATGTTGGGTATGAATTACTCGTATGACTTATAATTGCCATTGAAGGATGAATATTTGAGTTTATACTTTGAATTGATAAACCATTACTAAAAACAGAATTGACATTTATATTCATAAAATATTTATCATTTTCATTATTGTTATTAGAACCAACAATTATTTTAATATTAGGATTAAAAAGATTAGATGTTAATAATAAATTGCTACCATTTATATTATTGTAATTTAAATTATTTATATTAATATTATTTGTATTTATATTTGAACTATTTAAATTAATAATATTCGCATCTGTTATTTTAGCATTCGTTGCAATTAAATTAGATGTTATATTTGAATGAATAAATGCTTTGTTTATATTCGAAATATTGCAAAAACTAAAATTAATATTATTTTTATTTGGAATACTTGATATATTTAAACATTCTAAATTGTCTATTCGTGATTTTTTATTTATATATAAATAATAATCATCTCGTGGTGCTGGATCGCCTAATGACAATTTACCATCCGCATTTAAAGATGCTACAAATGTATTATTTGATGTTGCATATAATAAATTGGGTGGTGGTTGATATACATATGTTAAACTATCAACAAATGATTTTAATTGATATATATTTTTTTCTATATATAATCTCTGAATTAAAAATATGCTAAAACTATTTATATTATTTGCATCTAATCTATAAACAAGTTTTTTTGTTTCTTTTAATATTAAATTATTTTCATCATATGGTTTTATTGTTTCATTTTTAATTACATAAGTTGTATAGATTATATTATAATGATTTAAATTATCGACATCTTGAGATAATGATGGATTTATTCGCGTATCTGCTACTAAAATATCATATTCATCTACTTTTAAAAAACTCGGATATTTAAAACTATAATTAATAAAATAATTAATGTTATTATTCGTAAAATTATATGCAGGATAATTGTAAATAGAATATGCTATTATATTACTTATGTTATTGTTTGTAATATAATCATTATTTATAGTGTTTGTTATATTTACAATAATTGAAGCATTTTCTATCTCTGTAGCTGGATTAATATTAGAATTATTTATAATATTAAAATTAAAATTATTATATTGATAATTATTACTTCCTATATATTTATCTTCATTGTCATATAATGGTATTATTTCCTTACTTGCTATAAATGTTAAATCAACTATATTTGATGTTCTATAATTACTATTTCTGTCATAACTTAAATTAAGATTTATTGCTGGATAATTAATTATATTTCTATTATCATCCTTAATATCTATCGAAAGATGATTTTTTGTTATATTAGTTCCTATTCCAACATAACCCCGATTTGTTATATTAAACATATCAACATTACTCGTATCTTTATTGTAATTATAATAATTAAATATAAATGGATAATTGCTCGTATTATTATTCATATCAATATTTATGTCAATTGGATATAAAGCTGTATTTGAACCAATGCCAATAAATCCATTTTTATTTATACTAAATATGCGATTACTTGAATTATCTATAATATTTTTATTATAAATATCTACGATATTACAATCAATTAAATATCTATTTATAAATAATGATGGATTTGGATATAAAGTATCATTGTCAATTGTTATAATGTTTTTTATATTATAACCTGTTATATTTAGATTTTTAAATGTTGCGTTTTCTATCATTATTGGTATTGATGGAGTTGTAGATTTTATATTACTTACATATAATGAATAATTTGAATTAATTGTAAGATTATCATTAAATGTTATT